TCCAACCCTTACCGGAACATTCGGAGCTGCTGGAACAACCAATAACTTTATATCACTCAAGACCCTAACCCAAAGATTACAATATGGCCGTGAGGTGTTAGTAAAGTTTTGGGAAGAAGAAATTGCTTTAGTACAGAAAGCTATGGGTTTTAAGTATCCAGCAAAAATAGAGTTTGATAGAATGGATCTTAGTAATGAAGATACAGAAAAAGCACTCTTAATTCAACTAGCAGACAGAAATCTTATTAGTGATGAACTTATTCAAACAAGATTTGGTTTCGATCCAGACATGGAGAAGAGTAGACTTAATAGAGAGGCCAGAGATCGTAAGTCTCAAAGAATGGTTGGCAAAGCTGGTCCTTGGTTTGATCCTCAGTTTGAAAACTCTCTTAAAAAGATATCTTTGCAGCTAGGAATCGCTACGCCAAGCCAAGTGGGGTTAGAATTAGGAAAGAAAAAGAGCGGAGAAAAAACTGCCATAGAGATGAAACAACTGTCGTCACCAACGAAGTTGGCAAATGATTTGCAGCAATCTTTGCCCAAAGAATCTGGAGAGGGAAGACCCAAATTGTCCAAAGACCAAACGAAGAGAAAAGAAAAAACATTCTCCCCACAAACAGGAGCTAATCTAGCATTATGGGCTTCGTCAGCACAGGATGATATTAGTAATTTTATCAACCCGCTATTTCTACAGTTTGCCAAGAAAGACAACCTAAGACAGCTTACTGCATCAGAATATTCGGAACTCGAAATTTTAAAGACCAAGTTGCTATTTAGCATCAAACCATATGCCAGCTTAACTTCAGAACATCTGCAAGACAACCTAGAGAAAGTTAATAGTTCACAAATTAATAAAGCATTGGCCACTTATAAAACTTGGCTAAAAGAAATTGAAAGTAGAATAAACGATCCAATATCCACAGAACAAATTAAACAAGCTAAGTCATATTTTTATTCACTGGTGTATTCATCATCAGATACTCTCTAACATATTGGAGTAATATATGCTCATATATCAGTCAGAAAAAGACGATAACCTAGAAGAACAACTATCCACTAAGGCTTGTGTTACATATGCCTCTATAGCTTTTCCGTGTGTTAATACAACCGAAATTAAGCTAGATAAAACAAAATTGTCACAATCTCTTGCATCACTAAATGACAACGACCTATATTATGTACAATCTATTTTAGTAAGTTCTAACTGGAATAAGAATGACGACATTTTCGATAAAAAGGAAATATGGTTAGCTAGGCACACACCAGAAGATAAGCCAACAAATTTAGAACATAATGAAAATTTAATTATCGGACATATTACATCTAATTGGCCTATTACAGAAGATGGCCACTTAATACCAGACGATACTGATGTAGACCAGCTACCAGAAAAGTATCATATTTTAACTGGCTCTGTAATTTATAGAGCATATTCTTCTGATGATTTAAGAAATCGTACCGAAAAACTTATCGCTGAAATACAAGGCGGCACTAAATACGTTAGTATGGAATGTTTATTCAAAGGTTTCGATTATGGTTTAATTAATAAAGATACCAATGAATATAAAGTATTAGCGAGAAATGAAAGCACAGCATACTTAACCAAGTTCCTAAGAGCTTATGGTGGTTCTGGTATGCATGGTAATTATAAAGTTGGTAGAGTACTAAGAAATATAACATTTTCCGGTAAGGGGTTTGTTGACAAGCCTGCAAATCCAGAAAGCATTATATTCAATATAGACTTATTTTCAGAAAAAAATAACGATTTTGCAAAAAGTGGTGTATCTAACAATCAGTCCAATATTATAATGGAGAATGAACCTATGTCTGCAAATACTCAAGCAGCCGATACTAGCACAGTACAAGATACTGAAATCAATACAACAGCTCAAGAAGTAGAGCTAGCTTCTGCACTTAAAACAAAGGAAGAAGAAATGAAAAAAATGAAAGAAGAAAACGATAAGAGTAAGGCCGAGTCTGACGTAGTACTAGCCGAACTCAACAAGTCCTTAGAAGAAACCAAGCAAACCCTAGTAGCTAAAGAAGAAGAAATTGTTTCTCTTCGCACAGAGATGGAAACCATCGAAGCTGCTATGAAGAAGGACACAGAAGCTAAAGATGAAGAACTCAAGAAAGTAAAGTCGGAACTAGAACTTGCCAATGAGGCTTTAGCTGGTTACAAGGCTAAAGAGGCCGAAATGATGAAGAAAGAAAAGAAGATGAAGAGACAGGCCAGCCTTATTGAGAGTGGTGTAGATTCTGAGACAGCAGCCAGTATTGTTGACAAGTTTGAGTCTGTTGATGATGACTCGTTTGAGGCTATGACAACTTTATTTGCTGGCAAGATGCCTCCTTGGTTAGACAAAGAAAAGAAGAAAGAAGAAAAGAAGGCTGAATCTACAGACAACACATCAGAAGCACTTCTCGAAGAAGTAGAAACTGAAGCTGATGTGAATTTGAGTGTTGGCACAGACTCTGAAGAGGTTGATGCCACAGAAAATACACGAGCAGCTTTAGTTGATTTTATTTCGAACAGATTAAGTAAAAGTCACAAATAAGGGAGAATTAACATGGCTCTAAAACCAGATCGCGTTGAAAGTTACACAGATGTATCCTACTTCATGGATACAGTTGGAGAAAGAGGTGGTGTTGTTGTTCACCTAAGTTCGGGCGCAGGCGCCTCTACTGACGATGGTAACGCTGTCGTTGGCTATCCAACAGGTGTTGTGTCCGGCACTAAGCCAGCTGGTCTATTACTAAATGATGTTGTAAGTCTAGATCTTACTAGACAGCACATCAACTGGTACCGAGACGAAGTTCAGGTTGGTGGCAAAGTAACACTATTACGTCAAGGCCAAGTTGTAACAAATATGCTAGCTAGTGGTCAAACACCATCTGCTGGTACAGATGCTTACTACGACGCCGCTGGAAAACTAACAACAGTGAGTACAAATAGTACCAAGGTTGGTCGTTTCCTTGGCAGTAAAGATTCAGATGGTTATGTCAAAGTAGATATCAATATCACCTAATAAGGGAGAACAAAATGTCAGCTAAAACAGAAAGATTTCAACCCTCGCCCGAACTTACTGATCTTTTAGTACGTTCTGGCTCAGCAAACAGAGAAGTAGCTCTACCAGCAAATCGTGAATTTGCTAAGGCTCTTGAGCTTCCATTGAGAAAGGGTCTTCTTAGTGGTGATATTCTTGACGGCATTTTCGAGCCAGTTCAACTTGCTCCAGGTGCTGCTCCAGAGTTTCCATTAGATTTCCTATCTCCTGGAACTGAAAGAGACTTTGTTGCCTACACCATCCCCAACCACGGCTATGTACCAGAGCGTCATATCGAGAGTGATTACGTCATGGTTCCAACATATGATGTTGGCTCCAGTATTGACTATCTACTCAAGTATGCCCGCGATGCTCGCTGGGACGTTGTTGGTCGTGCTATGGAAGTGCTCGAAGGTTCATTCGTCAAGAAGATGAATGATGACGGATGGCACACTCTATTAGCCGCTGGTGTTGATCGTAACATCGTTGTATTCGATAGCGATGCTGCCAGCAACCAGTTCACCAAGCGTTTAGTCAGTCTTCTTAAGACTGTTATGCGTAGAAACGGTGGCGGTAATAGTGCTAGTAACAATCGTGGCGTTCTTACAGATCTATATGTCTCTCCCGAAGCTATGGAAGACATCCGTAGTTGGGGCGTAGATCAGGTTGATGAAGTAACTCGTAGAGAGATTTATACAGCCGCTGATGGTAGTCTAAATCGTATCTTCGGCGTTAACCTCCACGACCTAGACGAGCTTGGTGTTGGTCAAGAATATCAACTATTCTACAGTAATGTTCTTAACGGAACACTTCCTGGTGGCGATAGTGAGATTGTTGTTGGTCTAGACCTAAGCAAGAGAGATAGCTTTATTATGCCAGTTCGTGAACAAGTTCAGATCTTCGAAGACGAGACTCTACATCGTCAGAAGAGAGCTGGCTTCTACGGATGGGCCGAAATCGGCTACGCTGTTCTAGATAACCGTAGAGTTGTTTTAGGTTCTCTCTGATTTATATTTTACATTTGATTGCTATCTAAAAGATAGGGCTGGGATAATATCCTGGCCCTTCTTTTTTTATATAGACTTAAAGGTGTATTTATAGATACAAACATACATTTTCTGCCACTCTAAAACTTATAC